CCCGCCTCTTGTGTCCACGGGATACGTAACAGAGGGGTTATATGACGCTAGGGCCACGACAGTTGCAGAAGTTCCTTGACGATCCACGCATGTTCGACCTGCATCGTGCGCTCCTGTGTGCGGAGATATGTCGGGGGCTGGGCCACTGGGGGCGGGTGCTGGTGTACCAAGAACGAAACTCTCCTGATTGTTACTACGTCTGGTGCGTCAACCCGAAAGAGGATCGCGACTACCCCCACTGGTCGTGGAAGAAGGAGCAGAGTTTTTTAAGATGTTTTTGGATGCACCTATTGAGAAGATTGCTGTTGAAAACCCTATACCTCACCGTCATGCGCTGAAAATAATTGGCAGGAAGTACGATCAGATTATACAACCCTGGATGTTTGGACACGGGGAAACAAAGGCAACCTGCTTATGGCTCAAGAATTTACCACCTCTTATGTGTACTGATTTACGGTTTGGAAGAGAACAAAGGGTATGGAAATTGCCACCGAGTAAAAACAGATGGAAGGAACGTAGCAGAACATATGTAGGTATCGCCAAAGCTATGGCAGACCAGTGGGGTTAATGTCTGATACTTACGAAGCATCTAAACAGGCTTCGGAATGTTTACGACCAGTAAGGAGGGAAAAATGAAAGGTAAAATATTGCGAGCAACGGCATACGCAGTTTTTGATAATCACGAGTTAGTACCACTAAGCATCTTCAGTCATCCAGAAATTGCTAAACGAAAGGTATGTGAATATACCAAACTGACATGGACACAATTGGCAGAGACAGGATGCAGAGTAGCTGAGATAGAGATATGGGAAAAGGTTGCGAGCAAGAAAGAATGACAAAGGGCAGATTATGATTTAAATGTAACCCTTCGGCACGTTTACGCACGTTACTAAATAAAAGGAGGAAACAAATGGAATACCCAACGTATGAATTAACACCTGAGTTAAAAGAAAAGATTGATAATATGAGTCATTATGATATGTGTGCAACTTGGCGGTTTGCAAAGTCAGGAAATCCCCTTATTATGGGGGAAACAGGACAGTATTTCAAAGATCGATTGTTTAACCACTTCGGGGGTTTTACTCCAGAAATATCTAAAAGCCTTGGGTGGTAGAGAAATAAACGGGCAGGGGTGGGAGAACGGTAAATTCACCATAGTTGGGGATGTGAGTGTTCGAGTCCTCACCCCCTGTCTGAAAAGGGAAAAGAATAAGGGTGATAGGGTATGTGAAGGAGGTTTAATGTGTTACGAAAATGCAGCGTTTGTGAAAGAGAATTTGCAGCCAGTTATGAACTGAATAGACACTATACCACGGTATGCCCTGAGTGTAGGGCTATTGATGAACCAAGAATGAAGAAGGAAATAGCAGACCTGATTGACCGAATTGAAAATGTTTGGAGAGAATACAGGAACTTACAAGACCAGTATCGCAAACTTACTGGAAGGGATTATGAGTGGCTGAGATGAAACCCGAACCCTGTCGGACTAAAAGGAGGCAAAATGGAACTGTATAAATTAACTAATAAGAATGGTTGCACTCAAGGCAATACCCAATGGGGAATAGGTGTTACCCATGAATTGAAGGCAACAGAAAAACCTCGACTCTGTACCAAAGATGTCCTTCATGCATATAAAAATATCAACCTTGCCCTCCTTCTCAACCCAAATCATGCAAATATTAGTAATCCTAAAATATGGGAGGCTGAAGGGAAGATAGTAGTAGAAGACTATGGTAAGGTGGGATGTTTTAAGCTTACCACCACAAAAGAATTATCATGCCCTGATTGGTATATAGATGATAAAAAGCGGCGTAGAGTGCAAGTGCAATTTGCTGTATTATGTGCTGAGAGTGTGTTGCATATTTACGAAAATCAATATCCTGATGACAACAGACCTCGCAAGGCTATTGAGGCTGCTCAAAATTACCTAAAAAAACCATCTAACGCAGCAGCCAAAGCAGCCAATGCAGCAGCCTATGCAGCCTATGCAGCCTGTGTAGCAGCCTATGCAGCCAAAGCAGCCAAAGCAGCCAAAGCAGCCTATGCAACCTATGCAGCCTATACAGCCTATGAAGCAGCCAATGCAGCAGCCTATGCAGCCTATGAAGCAGCCAATGCAGCCTATGCAGCCTATGCAGCCAAAACAGCCAATGTTGAAATTGATTTTTGTGCATTAGCAGACCAAGCAGTAAAAATGGAGGATAATAATTAACCAATGAACCCCCCACAGGTGGCGTGATAGCAGAGGGTGTTGGGTGCCACGTCAACAATGCAGTTAGGTTTTACCGAATCCGGTGTATACATGAAGGGGGGCTATTAAGCCCCCTTCTCTTTCCACCAATCAATAATCATTTTCCAGGTTATCCCCCCGCTAACCCTGTGTTTCCTACCTCTGGCTCGGTGAAGGCTCCGGTTGCATTTGCGAGTTCTACACTGGCATCTATCATTACTGATATTGATGGTGCAATCTTTGTCCATGTGTCTGCCTGACCTCCTGTAGATTCGGCTGCAATACCTGTGGCTACAGTCTTAAGGGTTTCGTTCACCCATGCCTTTTTGTCTGCGCCTGCCTTACTCTTCCATGAGAAAATACCCTCTGCAATGCTTATCAGAGATGGAAGGTACTTTACTACCAAATCAAGTATCCCGCTTAGTTTCATCTTTACTACCTCCGAATAGTTTTTTGAACCATTTTACAATGGCATCATCCCAGTTGCACTCGACTGAGTACACTGTAATTTCCTTACGCTTAGTAATTTTATCTATATGTCCGATGGAGTCTGGTTTGTCGGTTTCGTCTCGCATGGCGGTTCCTGTTGTTTTTTAACTTGTCCTATGAACGTCATTACAACACCATAGAGGGCAATCGCAGCGGGAATGATGGTAGAAAGAGAATTGACGATAACCTCAACCTGTCCGTCAGATATTTCGATACCAAAAAATACGGTAACGGCTGTGGCAAGGAAAGCGATAAGAGAGCCGATGAATGTCCGTGACAACCACCATCTTTTATCTTTACCCGTTTCCTCTTTGTAAACCTTTGACACATCTGAAAACTTTAAGATCAATCCGATGTACTTAAACATAAATACCTCCGTAAACCCTTGATAGCACTATGCCATCATCGAGGATTCGTTCTGCTGCACGTTTTACCCCTAAGTAATGGTTTAGCATAGGTCTATTTCGCACAATAACCCTCGTATACTGCTATAACCCCGGCAAGAGCAAATCTCGACAAGTTTTCCAATGGTTCATCGGGTTCACATTTCATATGCTTCGTGACAAATTGCAGATAGGCACTCGTATTGTTCTCAACTTCGGGAGCGTACTTGGCGACAAATTGCCTGACCGTCATACCCCGTGACTGGTCTAATGCAATCTGAGCGTGTAATGCTCTCCATCCTGCGGGGTCATTCGGAAATATCGCCATGCCCCATTCGTCCTTGCCGATTGCTTCCGTTTGTTTGGCATATCGGAGATTGCCCGGATTATGAGTTTTCTGTGGTCTGTTCATCCTTTTTGGTAACTTCATCATCCAATATCTTGGTCACAACAAGCCTCAGTATCAGATACCCTATTAAATCTTTTATAGTATCTTCACCGTGAAACTCATGCCCGTTTTTTATCCTGTTCAACTTGTCATCAATCCTTACATCTATCTGTTCTATCGAGTTCCCCCTTGCAAATATGCCGATAGGCTGTAAAGCAGAGTTACCATAGGAAGCATTCTTCGAGAGAAGCAGTTCCCTTATTTCCGCTAATACTTCATCTAATGTGGAAGTTATTTGCATTTCTCATTATTAACAACTTTTGTATATTTGCCGAATTCAGAGTTGTTAACAAGTTGATAACAACCCAAGCATTGTTCCCGCTTTATCCACTCCACATTCTCAAGGGCAAGTTTTGTTTCTTCTTCGATAGTCATATATCGCCATTTCCCGTGTACCCTAACTCTCCCACAGTTCATGCAGATATAGATTCTCATCCTATCACTTCTTCTCCTTGGCTTCCAGCCTAACCTGATCGCCTCTGATTTCGTTTACAATGCTGTCCGTTGATAACTGTTTGTCCATTAGGATATTGATTTTCGTGTTCATTTCCTCAAGTGTCTTATGTGTTCCATTCGCTGTCAGCTTTGGCATAGCGTAGGATGAGATGATAATTGCAACGAGGATACCGATGAACCACCACTGAAATTTAGTGACTAACCCTGCCAATGACTGTACCTCCTTGTCTATCTTTTCTGTTTCATCCCACAACCTGCCCCTGTCTTCCTTGCTGGCCTCAATAACTTCCTTAGCCCATGCCATACGGTTGTTGCACTGTTCGATATGCTCCTCACGGGTGATGTAACTTTCAGGATTGCAGTGGTCGGTCAATGTCAGAATACCTCCCTATGGTAAAATTGTAACGCTTAAAGTTCCCGTTCCTATTCCTATGGTAAGTGGACCTGTACCTATACCTATTGTCTTGGCGGCATCTGTTACCGTAGTGATGGCTAGGCTGCTTGAATTGGCTACCCCCTGCACCGTTGAGCATCGTACATATCGAGTTGTGGAAGTGGAGCAATTCTGAGTTACACTTACTTCATGGTGTGTGGTATCAACGGTAGTCGTGAAGGTGTTTTCCATACTGGCATACGCTTGGTCGGTTGTACTCCACTTGCATGTTGATTGCTTATCAGTATTGACGATTAAGAGTTGTGTTACCGCACAGGCTTGGTTTGTCATACCAACATTGGTTATGACAGCCTCGGAAGTATCGCCATAGTCCCCCACTTCGATATTTGTTGATGTTACCGATGTTGTGTTTGTGCCGTCCGTACAGGCATAATATATAGATGTTATGGCAGCACAATTAGCCGTTACGGTATCGGAGAAGGTTTCCCCCGAAACAGTAAAGGTATTGCTTAACTCGGCATAGGTAGGGTCGGCATCAACAGAGGTATCCCATTTGCACACCACATTGGCTTGGTCATAGTCTGTCGCCCGTATTGATATTGCCACATCTTCGGTATAAGGCGCAGAGGTATCATTACATTTCATTTTCACGATAGGGCTGAAATTGCTGATTACCGGAGCTTCGGTATCAACAGGAGGCACAGGGTCATTTGCTCGTAAAGCATGAGGGTAGGCTAAAGGCACATAATAAACAGACCAGACATTTGTGGGGCCACATCGGTAAAGAGTACCCGCTATGGGAGTGGCAGGACTCGTCCCGACCATATTGGTCGTATTGGCACATGATTGAGAAGTCTTCCAGTATCCCGTTCCTGTCGTACATGATGTGGGTAAGGTTGTTCCACACCCCACCCCTGTTGTGCAGGATGAACCAGTACAGTTTGAATTGTCTTTCCAGTAGTCGGTGTTCTCTCTCAATGCCTTTGCAGGACTTGAACCCGTTGATCTTCTAACTCCCATGAGAGAAGTAGTATTATATCTATTATTCCATATGTACGTTGTCCAAACGTGTTGAGGTTGCCCCGCAGTTGAACAATAGTTTCCTGAATATAATGTTCCTGATGGACAGGCAGAACCAGTTACATGGTCTATGTACGTTTCCCTGACCTGTATCCCTGCCCCACCCCCTGCATTGGAGATGTAGTTGTAAAACTCCATATGTCTTCCCCCTGCCATATCAGACAGGCGGGTATATCCAGTGTTACCTGATGCTCTATCTATCTTGTTCCCGTAAAGTTCTGCCCCCCTCACTCCATAGAGTGTTCCTGACGGTTGATTACCGTGGAAGTCGGTTACGGATTTGTAGACGTTCTGCGTAATGCTTATGGTGTTATATCGGATGACATAGGCTCCACCCCATGAACCACCAAATATCTGATCGGGGTCGGTTCCTGTGTAAGTGATAGTGTTGTCTTCCCAATACATAGCATTAGCAGAACCAAAGGAGAAAGCCTCGTTGATAAATGATGTTGCCCCTCCTGTGGCATACCTGTTGCCGTATGTACCCAAACCTACCCAACCGGAAAAGGTGTTTGAATGGACTACGCCATAGATATTGCCGTGAATAAAGATTGTTTTATCAGCAGTTGCCGAGTGAGTTGTATCTTTGTATGTTCGGCAATTTGTAAAAGTATTATTATCAATCATCACCTTGTTTAAATCAGTCGTGGTGCTTGAATTATAGATATAGATTGCATTGTTTTTCGAATCTCCATCTAAGGTGAACCCTGTTATTCTCATCAGAACATTGGTATCATCCGCTATTGAGGAAGGCACTACACGAATCATCCATGAGGTATTGATAGCCATCACAGGGTCGGAGGCTACTGCTATGTTTCCCTTAATATTTGTGCTTCCTGCCCCTGCACCCTGAAGGGTGATTGACTTGGTAATTGTTACGGCGGTATCCCATGTTGTTTCAGCACAAGCAGGAATTTTAACTGTGTCTCCCCTGATTGCGGAATCTATAGCTGTTTGTACATCATCCTGCGAACAACTTGCGGCATCTACTGTCGCAGCAAAACATTTTCCGTAGATGATCATGGAGAAAAATACTGCAAGGAGAAATATTATTATAATGCGTATTGTTTTCATTTTATCCCCACCCAATGTCCAAGGCTCCTTGATGCTGTTGTATTCCATGTTCCATCCAAATTAGCGGGAGGTGTTGTGTAACTAGAGGATGTATTCACATAGATATTCCCGCCGCTATTTGCCTTTGTTATTGTCCAGCCATATGCCCCTGCAACAGTACAGACGTAATATTTCTTTCCACTCGTTACTGCTCCTGACAGTTCCCCTGTCATGGTAATCCATCCGGAAGTGGTTGTCCGGTCTCCAGTGCTGCAAGCAATTAGTGTGTCGTGAATATGAGGGGCTTGGTCTACTTGATCTGCCGAGTTATAAACACATATCTTAGCGTTATCATCGCCTGTATCATAATGTTGCACATGACCATATGAGAGAGTACCTGTGCAGTCTGCCGTGTAGAGCATACAGACCATATCGTCTGCACCAAGATAAATGTCGAGAGAACGTGAAGTACTATCCCCGACTTTATTGGTGTCAGGATTACAACCAATAACAGTGTTTTTCTTTTCAATAACTCCGCATAGTTTCTTTTGCAAAGAACCAGCAAAACAAATAACAGGAATAAGCAGAATGATAATTGTTATTGTAGATACTTTCTTCATACCATCACCTATCAAGGAGGTGTCGCTTCAGCAAAACCGTTACATGTTGCCATCCATGTATTTGCCGCTCGATATTGGAACACACACATAGCACCTAAAGTTGATGATGTTATGTTTTCATCTGCTGCTGCCGCTAATCCATTCATGTAGATAGTATCTGCCGTTCCAGTTCCTAATGGATCTATGATTGTGGCAACCGCACCCTCAAGAACGATGGTAAAATTCATCCCTGCCGTTGCATCTGGCAGAATAATCGTCCCTGCTCCACTGACTATGTATGTTCCTCCATAAAGATTAACGCCCGTGAAATTATCATCAAAGTCGTCTGCATCTCCGATAACAGGGGTTAAAGCACCACCTATTACATTGCCCTCTATTGCTGCTATCCCTGCCGCTGTTCTTGATATAGTAGTGTCTGAGGCATGGCCTAACTCTATCATTCCGAAACCAACCGCTTGAGAGGTTGATGCAACCAATCCTGATGCTGGTAAACCAGAGCAGTTGGTTAGCGTTCCACTTGCAGGAGTTCCTAATGCTGGAGTAGTAGTCCCTGTTAAATTCTGTGAACCATCCCATATGGCGATAGAGTTTTCCGTACCCCCAGTAATAGTCACCGAGGATAAATCAACGGAGGTAAGCAAACTTGTCGGGTCAATCCATGAGCATGTTCCGTCTGTGGAACATCCTAAGAGGCCGAAGTCGTAGGTAGAGGCAGCCGTCGGCAAGGTCAGCGTAGAAGCATCGGCAAGGGTGATAACTGGTAGAGTTACTGTCCCACTAAATGTCCAATCCTGTGTAGCCATCCAGAGCAATAAATTACCGAGGCTCAACCTATTATCAGACGCACCTGATGTAAATGGTTTATCGACAACATAAAATATACTCTCTGATGCAGGGGATGATGGCGGTAATTTTTCTACTGTGCTATCTGCTGAATAGCATATGAGCGGTAAAAGTATTAGTACCCATAACCATATTATTTTCGTTATGTTTTTCATGCTGCCTCCACGTTACCTGTAGTTACGTTTCCTTTTATCTTTACTGATAACGGCTTGAGATAAACTATCCCACCGCCCATATCAACCATCATGTAAGCACCCTCGGTGAATAGAGGAAACGCTGCTATCGCATCTCTCCATGTGTTCTCTTCCCATGCTGTTTCAGACCATGTACCATCAGCCCATACTGAACCAACTTTACCTGCTGCCATTTACGGCCCCCACGGAGTTACACCACCATCACCTGTGACAGTAGTGCCATTTATAGACTTGATGTTTGAGTCTACCTCGCCAGACTTGGTGAATGTAAGACTATCTGTCTTTGTTTTAATAGAGTCAATCTTTCCGTCTGTTGTGGACAAATTAGACGCTGTTGCATAGTTAGCAGATGCGATAGTTCTCGCTTCCATCTCTGCGTTTGTTGGAGGATCGTAAGCAGCAAGAGCATCTCCACACTTAGTTTGTATACTTCCAAGCGCCGTATTGTTCCAAGTAACGTTGCTGTCTGACTTAGGCACTTTGCCAAGCTCAGTTACAAGCCCAGATAGTCTTGTGCTATTAGCATCCATCTCTTCTCTGATAGCTGTTGCACTCGGAGGCGCACTTGCGAGAGAGTATCCTGTTTTATCATTGTTTGTCGTTACTGTTACTCCACCAGTCACGCTGCCAACAGCCCCCGTAACACTACCAACCGCTCCTGTAACGCTACCTACCGAACCACTGAGGTTACCTGTTATGTTACCTGTTAGATTGAATGACTGTGTATTGGTAAGTTGTCGTGTAGCTGTAGCCCATACAGCAGTACCAATCTTGCTTGCAGCAGCGTCAGCAAGCTCATCTGATCCTATAGCATTCGTTGCTATGGCTGTTGCATCAATAGCACCAGCAGCGAACTTGGCACTGGTGATAGCTCCTGAATTTATCTTACCTGCTGTAATTGCATTGTCATTTATCTTTGCAGAGGTTATGGCATTGTCGGCTATTTTGGCATTGGTGATACAGTCTGCTGCAAGGTTCTCTGCTGCGATGGCATTATCCGCAATCTTGGCGTTGGTGATGGCATCGGCGTTGATAGAGGCTGCGGTTATAGCGTTGTCGGCAAAGGAAGCAACCTTAATACCTGTCGTGTCAAGCAAGGTCTTGAGTGCTGATAAGCCATATGTTGCACTCTTGATAAGTGCCAATGCTCCGCCTGCCCTTTCTATTGAGAATGAGCCTACCCATGCGTTTATTGTTCCACCATCTACTGTTGCCCCTTCAATTCTTACTTGATACTCATGCCCTGCCTCCCAAAAATCAGCAACAGTATTATCACTGGTATCAATAATGAGCAGATGGTTTCCAGTGATTGAATCAAAGTCAACCGTCATAGTGATACCAGCTGCATTGTTTCTTTGTGTCGTACCACCGTCTTTGTGGATGTGAACGTCAGTGTTCACAAGGTTAGTGACTGTCACACTTGCCGCAGGGTCGTTGGAATCGAAGGTGTTTATTGGTATATACACCGTTGCGTTTGCTGCGTAATCTCCGTAGTATGGAACCATTTAAAAACCTCCTCTTCCTAATGGTGTTGTGAATGGTCCTGATAAAGGTGTCGATGATGGTGTTGAGGATGCCCCTCCTGCATCCTCATAATAATAGACAAATGGTTGTCCATCAGCCCACCTGATAGTGGAATCCGCCGTTATCGCCTGTCCGTCAGCCCATTTAATCTCAGTTGCCATCTATCCTCACGTTATGGTTGGTTCTGGCCAGACATAGACCTCATCATTGGCCTCATACTCAACCAGATCAAGACTTACCGTTATCCATCCATCTTCTGTAGTTGTAAATGAATCAGAGGTAATTGTGTTTGACCAATCTGCGTCACTGGAACGTGCTGCTACTGCCGCTGATTTTGTCGCTCTGGTAATTACGCCGTCTGTACCGATGTAATCAATGGTAAGGACTAAATCTACCGAAGTGGTGTATGTTGTTTGTACCTTATAGGCAAGGGTGTGTGTTCCTGCTGCAAGCCATATACGGACATCCTCTATTATTCGCAATGCAGAATTTACATCAACACAATTTTGCTGTATATTTGATGCCTCAAGGCAGTACCCGCTTCCGCTGTCAGGGTCCACGCTTGGCGCGTCACCTGTGCCGTCACAGGCTGTTTTCAGTACATCTCCATAATTGTCGTAGATTTTATGTGTCCCATCTACCCTATTCAGGTTCTCACATTTGAGGCGGTTGTGTTCGTAGGCAGTATTAATGCCATAAATTACCGTTTGCGCTCCTATATCGGCATTGTTGCGCAGAACATTGTTAATTGATTTACGGGATATATAGCTGCATCCTGATATAGTACCTGATATAGTGTTAGAGCAAGAATAGATCAGGCCATAGGAACATCCTGATATAGTACCTGAGATAGTGTTAGAGTAAGAATAGATCAGGCCATAGGTACATCCTGATATAGTTCCTGATATAGTGTTAGAGTAAGAAGCGTTCAGACCACTGTTACATCCTGATATAGTACCTGATATAGTGTTAGAGTAAGAATCGACCAGACCACTGCTGCATCCTGATATAGTACCTGATATAGTGTTAGAGTAAGAATCGTACAGACCAATGTTACATCCTGATATAGTTCCTGATACTGTATTAGAGTAGGAGGCGCTCAGACCATAGCCATAAAATGTTGTCCCTGTCCCCGCTGTTGCCCTAATCTCACATTGCAAAATACTGTCATGGACAGCATCTAAAATATTGACAGTCGTGTTTCCGGTAAATCTGATAGACACATTCCTGCTGACTAAAAATATACGGGCAAGGGGGTATTGTGCGGAATCTACATTGGCAGACAACACAATAGTCCCTGCATTAATTGTTGTTAACTGTGTGCGCTGTTGGTCGTAATTTTCTGGTGCATTGCAGTCAACCAGACACACATAATCATGCCCATCTGTCGTTACCCACGGGGTATCAGCAGTTACGTCCTGAACCACGTTCATAGTTGCCGTAGAGGTATTGGTATGCCCACTATACATGGTGAGCGTACCACTACCTGTGGCTGAGGGTATTACGATATTTGCATCTGCATTTTGCAGGGCAAGTTTACAGGTATTGCCCGATACGGTACGCACATAGTAAACATCCGTGTTCGTCCATCCTGTCGGCAATGTCCCGCTTGATTTTATCATAACGGGAGTCCCTTCTGATGGAGGTGCACCAGTAAACGTGATAATACCAGTGGTAGTATTTATATCGGTGGACTGGTCGGTGCAGGTATATGCTGCACCGTAGGTTTCAACAAAAGTGTTTGTCGGCTGGGTGCAAAATAGTTTGATTTCAAGGTACGTTCCCATGATACGGGACGTACCATCAAGCTGGATAATAGCCTTGTTTGCAAAGGTTAGCGGGTCATCAGTATCACCGGCTGGCCATGAGCCGTCGTGGTTGGCAAGCAATCTGCCAAGTGTTACGCCATCGTTATTGCCGAGTATGCCATAGTTAGTACCTGTTCTGAATTTCAGGTGTCCATCCGTACCATCCTTAAAATAGAGCATACCAGGGGTTGTGGCGTGGCTGGCTATGGTCAATGTAGTAAGCCCAGTCCATGAAGACAGATCGGCATTCATCAACACATTATGCCCTGCTGCTATGACAACTGCATCACCGTCAGCTGGGGCTCCCCCGGCACCAGAGCCACCCGACCAAATCGCATCAGACCAACGACCAGAACGAGTTGAAGTTGCTGTAGCCATTAGGGTTTCTCCTCAGCGGTTTCCGCAGTTTTGATGTCAAGTTTGCTGTCTGACGTAGCTGCCTTGTATTCCGCTGCAACCGTTTCAAGCGTGGCTTTCGGGTTTGTTTCTATTTTGGCAAGCATGTAATCAGAAAAAGTCTTTCGCTCTTCCTCTTTTTGCTGCTCTGCAATCATTCGTTGCTCTTCTGCTGCCATCGCTACAATAGAGGCTTCAATCTGCTTGAGCCGAGCAGTGATATGCTCAACAAGTTCCTTCTCCTCAATCTTCATTGATTTGATAGGAATGACTTCATTGATATGGGAACCATCAGAACGTGCAACGGTGAAACGAACTTCCGGTCCCCACGGACGATTGATGAGTTTATGGGCAATATATGTATAGTCTGGAATTGTTAAAGCCATTACCTATTCCTCCACACCCATTTCAGGGTACAAGTCTTAGTTGACTTGGCGCACTTGGCAACTGTTTTTGTAACACGAAAGGGACGGTTGTACTGCACCCCCATATATTACAGGCTGCGACAGTCAGATTGTACGTTGTCCCCTGCACTGCACTTCCAACATCCATCCTCAAAGAACCGTCAGCCTGTGCGGTCACATTGGTTTCAGACCAGCCGGTAAGCTGATATGATGTAGCACCAGGATTAGGATCAGATATCAGAAATGGTGAAGCAAATGCTGTTACTGCGAATAAGATAAAAATGATTGATAGCAGTGTTTTCATGTGGCCTCCTTAAATATTGTATTGTAATACCCATACGTTTGTGTAGCTCTATTTGTCCATGCCGTAGTGTATCCAGACTCGCCTTTGGCATATCTCATAGTGCAATTAGTTTTGTTAAATTGTGCAATGTACCAGTTGTTATCACTAGCAATATAACCAAAGTACATAAGCTCTGATGATATATCGTAGTCGGATAGTTTATACTTTGCAGTCGCATCCTGTGTTGTTACCCCCTGTAATGACGGGAAATTATCAACATGAGCAATTACTCTTTTATCGTACAATACAGGCATTAGAAGTTAGCCTCCGAGTCAAAGCTCCCAGGGTTGTCTATAGGATGCGGGATGATAGGTGTCATATCGAGTGATCTCCGTTTAATAGGTTCAAAGGGTGACTTTGGTTTTATAAGCCGTGATGCGCTCGCCACCCTGTCATCAAATGTTTTTGGTATCTCACCGCTCTCTTTAAGCTGTGCCTGTAACACACCCAACTGTACTCCTATATCAAACATCTCACTCTCAATTTCTCTTAAACGGCTCTGAAGCGTATTGTATGTAGTTTTTAACTCCTCATATTTTGCTTTTGCTACAGGGTCAGCCATTATTTTATCCCCCCTCTGTAAGCCAGTTCCCAGTCGTATGTTGTAAACGCCCCACCTTTCTTTGTATCCTCAATTGCTTCTGATACCGTGCCGTCTATTTTGGATATATGGTCGGTAAGCTGAGCTAACACCATATTGAGTTCCTGCGGGTCATTAGTTTGAACGTTATAGATACGATCAGGCATTTGACAAACTCCATATTTGTGCTATATATACTGATATGAGCTTCATAGCCTTCATATGCATTTTATGTTTAATATACTATCTGGCTATTGTTACTTTTCATTAGTCAGATAGTTGTATCGTCCCATATTTGCCTGCCACATCTCCGAGAAACATGCTCATCTCTTTCGATACTACACCTGATGTAGCCAACCTTCTGATGATGCCTCTTTTTGCTGTTGAACTCCTTGCAAGCATTAAAGCAGAACCAGCCATAGCAAGAGCTGGGTATTTGTCACCTAAATAAGCATAACTTGCAAGACCTGTTACCCCTAAAAGGTTGCCAAATATTTCCATCCCCATGCTAAATTCTGCTTTTCTTTTCGCACTTTCTGTACTCAATTCTGCCAGTACTTTCAATTTATCCATAGCCGATCTAAATGTAGCTGGGATGATATCATCAGATATTGCTTGCTCATATCTTTTTATATAATTTGCTGGGTTAAATTCATTAAACCCCTTTTTGGTAGAAAATGATGCTTTAAATATATCTTCTATAGGTTTTAATTTGCTTAAATAAGCATATGCTTCGTCTGCCTGTTGCCATAATTTAGCAGCTTCTTCTGGCATTTCAGACCTCATAATTCTGTTCAGCTCTTTCTGTATAACCTTTCCTACCTTTGACGATCCAAGATTAGCCTTAAGTGTACCGAGCATCTCCCGTGATACTGTTCCTGCCTCATCAACAGACTGTAAAAAACCATTCAGTGTAGCCACTGCTGATTTGTTTAATGCAGTTGGCTTAAAGTTTTTAACAGCAGTCTTAATAATGTCTTCCATCACTTCAGGGCTTAAATTGGCAAGTTCCTGGTTATTTTTAATAGAAGTTACTAAGTCACTTACATTACCAGGCTTCAACAAGTTCTGGATATACTTTATTGTATTTGGCATTGATATTCGTTCTGGCAACATATCTATGGCCTGTTGATATAATTGCCCCTGTTTGGCTTTTGATGCCTTTATTGATGTTTCAAATAATTCACTGCTAACATCCTTGGCATATTCACCAGTTTTAGCAATAGTCTTGCTTAAACTACTCCGTTGTAATAAGTTTGCTAATGGTAATTTACCGATAAGAGCATCGTAAAGTGAAGCTGTCTTGCTTTCCGGTCTAAGCATTGATATGGAAGGAGCGATCCCCGCTTCCTTGGCAATTACATTAACTTTCTGCATTGTAGGGGATAACTTATTACCTAATACTCCGAGAGCTGTTTTTGCACCTACCTGACCTCCAGCAGGAGATAACCCTCCGTAGAGAATATCCATTCCAATATCTGCAAATTGTTGCCCTGTTGGTTCTGGTTCAGATAAGCCAGTTGTTTGTTCTATCACTTTTTGCAACGATGCTCCTATACCTGCTCCTCCAGCAGTACCTCCAACAACCCCGGGCAGTCCTAATGGCGCACCCACAACACCACCCACAACACCACCTATTGCAGGTAATGATGATGTTCCTGCTTTAGCAAGACTGCTCCAAAAACCTAATTTTGGCGGTGTAGTACCGAGGGATGATTGTTGTGATATTTTATCAAATACATCACCCTGTTGTTGTTCTGCTATTCGGTCAAAAATATCAGCCATTATTGCACCTTCCAACCATCCTTTTTTGCAGCTTCTCTTGCTTTATTTTTGTCCCCACCATAAGCATTTAAATATTTCCTTGCTGTAGCTTCATCAATGACTTTACCATTTCCTTTCATTTGTAATGTCGGTTTTTGTGGCTCTATCTCCTTTCTACTTTTCTTCGATATTGCTCTATAATATCCAGTAGGGTCTGCAATTTCTACAATGCTCCCTATCCCATTAGATAACATATCAAAACCTGTTGCAACTGCTTCTGGTGAACTGAATAGCTGGTTGTTATACCTTTCCTGTAACCTTTTTACTTCGCTTTCAGGGATTTGGGCGCCAGACTCAAGCCTTATCTGTGCCTCACCTGCTTGTTTTAATATCTTCCCGTAAGGCGCTACTTCACTATTTGCCATAGCCTCTGGGGACTTGTACCATAGCCATAGTTTCTTGGCAAAGTCAGTATCAAGCTGTCCATTTGGGAATAACCTTTCCTTTACCTTAGGTAGGTTCTCCATTGCCACAATAGCATTAGATAGTTTGGCTGCATCCTCTGTACCAAGTTTCTTCTCAGGTTCTCTTATGTATTTGCTCGCATCCAGCATCTCTTCAGTCCAGTTACCTTTTGGTCGCTCACCTGTTTCTACGTTAATATATTTCTGCAGGTCTTCATTCTTGAGATACATCGAACGTTCAGGAGGTTTTAATGCTCCACCCGGTGCGCCCAGACCACCGCCTAAACCTGGTAACCCTCCTACTCCTTTTTTCTTTATCATGGTTCCCATTTTTATCAGGTCATCCCCGATAGTAGGGCTGGTCATGTCAAGGTTAAATTGTCCTGTACCTGGTGATAGTGCTTGCGAAGGGATGCCCATACCCCCTCCAGGTTGCTTTGGGATATAAACAGGTGTTTCAGACCTATCGGGGTTTACTCTCATCTTTATTTCATATTCCTGCCCAGCCTGTCTTATATTCCCTGTAGCATTCCCGTATTCATCAACAAATTGCTCTACACCAGGTATATTCGTCTTTCTCCATTCACCTTTTATCGGTCTTATCACTGGTTGCCCAATAGGGTTACCAAAAGCATCCTTCTGTTGTATAACTTCTTTACCGTCTTCTATCCGCCTTTCTTCATATGATCTGACCCCTGTGTATGGTCTGCCATAAATATCATGTTCTACTGCCATCCGTGGGTTTATTCCGCCAACATTCGGCATTGTTGTCCCTGTAAGGTGACCGGGAAACGTTGGTTGCTGAAACGCAGGCGCATTCGGGTCTTCTACAAGGTTGCCGTCAGCGTTCGGTTGCTTTGGTTGTGGAGTTGGCTCACCATAACCTGTGAACCCCTGATAGAGCAACCCTTTAAAAAACTTTACGGGGTCAAACCCTATCATCTGGGCAACCATAGGGTTCTTAGTGATATAAGATATTGCCTCATTCGGCTCCATCTTGGCTATTTCATTTTTTATCCCAAGGATATCAGTTTCTATCTTTGCTTTTTCAGTCAATAGCTTCTTGAGTTCATCGTCCTGTTGTCTCTGCTGTATCGCTGATGTCTGTTGTGCAAATCCCTGGCTGAATCCTGCCCCGAATGCTCCGCCCATGTTAACCTCCTACTTATTGCTCTTAAGTATCCACGGTTTATCTTGACCCATCAGCATCATAGCAGTTAAGCTACCCATGCCCTGCCCTTTACCTGATGCAAGCTGGTTCTGCATCTGTTGAGCCATCAAGCCCTGCTGACCTGCACCTAATGCTGTACTACCAGCACCGCTCAAACCTCCCATAGCCTGCCCGGGTACTCCTGTTGCAAGCCCATACGCTTTATTATACAAATCCTGTGCAATACCTGCATACAGGTTGCCATAATCTGTTGCCCGCGACTTTTCAAGCCCGCCAAGCTGTTCCAGCATTGCTCCACCTGCCGGCATAGACCCGATAATATTCTGTCTCCCTTGGGAATAGGCATTTTCTATTCCCTGCCTGGCTGCGCCAAATACAGGAGAATATTGTGCAGGGAACATGGTATTGCCGTATTTATCATACTGCCAGTTAAACGTTGTCGGGGTTGGCTTATAACCTGCCGTTCTTATGCCAGTTTTTAATGTAAGCGGGTCTGTAAGCCCAAGAAAACCACCGAGCTGGTTGATAATAGCATTTCGCATCGGATCAGTAATGTTCCACAGGTTAGTTGCCATCTTTGCCTGACGACCTGCAAGGAGTTCAGCCATGTCGCTACCTCCTCCTCCACCTTTCCCGCTTGATAATGCGTTGGCTCCAGCATTTAATGCCCCAGCCCCAAGTAATGCTGTTCCTGTGCCTACACCCATATTATCCTCCATTCGGGCAATAGTAGGATATCACCCCGCCTACTAATCTATCCCCGTCGTATTTCATTCTGCAAAAGTGTGGTATTGTCCCAATTACAGTGAACCCGAGCAGTTTTACCATTTTAACTGCAAGGTTGTTTGTCTCAGGTGTGATACCAACAAGAGTCTTTAATAGTCTATTGCCATCCTGATCCCGCAAGTTAGACCAGTATTCACGGACTGCTTTACCTACACCACGGTTATATTTGCCAAGGTTACAATAATGCACCCTTGCTGACTTATTCTCGTAGCAATTCAACCATGCTATCATCCGTATTGCACCGTTGTCATCCATAACTGTAAGGGGATAATTGAGAGGAGACTTGATAAACAATAACCATTCATCACCAGTAGTAATAGAACCGTCATAGAACACCCATCTTGCTTTTCCCTCATCTATCATACGTTGCCATATTGCAAGCAAAAACTCATCCGTCACCGTGCATTTGTCAGCCATATTGATGATGGGGATAATTGTGTAATTCATTCTACTTCCGCTCCATAAAACGATACAACCCCGCTTCCTGATAACCTCACAGACAGCCTGTCTCCAGTACAATGAGTTATTAGCCGTTTTCTGGTATTTCGTGACCCTGTAATACCATGCGTCTGTTTCACTGTCTCATTCAGCAGTATATATGCGTTTGCATTACCATTAACAACATCTACATCGTATTTAGCCCATCGTGGGAAGTATTTATACAATGGATCGGCAAATTGCTTGCTCTGTATCTGCCAGTCGATAGCAGTACCATTGTCGTCTGTTGCCGATATATTCTCAAGCTGCCATATATAGCCACTTGAGTCACATGCATAGAGTCTATTATTTGTTGCATCAACACATGCTGCTGTAAATTCAACCCCATAGTTGTAATGAGTAACTTTCTTACTGTCCATATCAATAACCATGATATTGCCACAATAAGTATCACTATGGGCAGGATAAAAAAACCAAACCTTGTTTCGAAATTGTAGAACAAAAGCACGGGTAATATAATTCTTGTCCAATGGTGCTATATTCTCAACTATTTCATCATAGAATAAAGAATTCACAGTTTTTGATGTTATCTTGTCGTCTGATGTCATTGTAAAAACATAAACACCATCTGGAGCAATATGAAAAATACCCGCTCCTTTTATAGATGATGCCATTGTATGCTGTTTCACCCCTGTTTTAGCATTCATCTTAACGGGCATAAATGACCCATGCCCTGTACCTGATATAAGATATACCTCGTCTATCTTCCATGCGAATAACTGCCCATTCCAAAACTCAAGGTCTGTTATATCTCTGTCGGCACTGCCCACGTCTATATAATAGCTGCCAGGCCAATACTCCATCTGGTTTGCCTTGCAGTAATACAGTCTTGTACCCTTAGCCATGAAAATATATCCAAGGAAGTTAGGGCCAGCCAAGATACTGCCCAAAGGTGGTCTGTAGTGGTCATCCTCAAGAAGGATAGAAAGTTCGTTGTCGTATATTATTTGTATACCGATAGCACTTATGGATACAGGCCATTCAGAGTCAAAATAATAGTGGTCTGTTGACTCGGCATTATAATTTGTCCGATATAGCCGTATATGAGTGACCTGCGGGTCTGACGGTATCCCAAATGATATGCCTCTGGTACTGCCACCTACCGTGAGCTGATATGGAGGTGATGGGTTGCTCTCAGATATAAGCACATTGCTTGAGTCGCGTTTTACATATGTATATCGTATCCAGCACGGGTTAGATGTCGTCCCTGCCAGCTCCCACCACCACTGAGGCAAATAAGCATATGCTGTCTGCCCTATAACATCGCTATCTTCGTTAAAGAGAGTCTGACGCTCCCATGCATGTATATATTCATATTCGCCTGATGTTGACGTAAACTGTCTGCATACTGCAACCGTATACCCGCCAGACGAGTATCCGCATATGTCATCTGCCTTGACAGTAACTGTTGCACCGCCCGGTATTGGCGGATAATCGAATACTACTTCAACCCCAACTATCTGTATCTTTGTTTTGTCAAGCGTTATACTGCTTGCACCTACAGCCCTGTTATGCCATGTGTCCTTGCTTAACGGCCCAAGATATATTTTCTGCACATTGTTAGAAGAATCCTCAAGGTATAGATAAGCATATGCTTTTGTTGGATTTGTCGCAATAGCATCGTATTTAACAAACAATGTAAAATGTGTGTAACTGCTCCAGTTCTGCTCTGAGCCATAATTATGCGTCAACCTGAATGTTTTATGCCCACCTGCTGATGTCCACACGCATCTAATAGACGCTGTTGCTTCCTGGAAGTCCTTCGTATCTGCGGTTATTGTTTCGCTTCCTGGTATCAGGTTATTTGCTGACCACCCTGTTATAGAATTGCATCGCTGTAATTGCGTGAACGAACCGCTTATGCTTGTTACCGCCTCCTCCCAATTATATGTGCAAACATAATCTGTTTTACTTGCAGGGCTGGCATTTGAGAATGGAGCATCAATACCCCAGTTATAAGCCTTGTCCCCCTGTATTCTTACCCTGTCAACTCCATTTGTAGCATATATGTTTTTGTCAGTTTCGTTCCATGACTTGCCTATAACAGCAGACCACTGGGCATTGGTCAGACCAGAGGATATCTCTACCTCGTCCCTGTATATATATCCTCCACCAAATTCGTATCTATGCCCTTCCGACTCAAGCATGAGGTTGGCAGGGGATATTACTACTGATCCTCTGGTAGAGCCAAACCTTGTCCTTGCCCTGCCTGTTTCGTCAAGCCTTAAATTCGTGCATCTTCTTAAAGCGCCGGAAACAGCATTCTTGTTTTCTACCTCTGCCGGGAGAAGTGTTGGTGCTGTTGTTATATCGAGCGAACCAGTTGGTAAAAACTTAACTGCCATTTCTCCCCCTACATAGCAGGATAATGATGGGATAACCGAGGGTGCTTTCTGTGCATATCACCATCATGCAAACCAAGTCTGTAGTCCCTGTCCCGTGAACGCATAGTCTTAAACAGTTTAATACCCCTTATCCCTATCTCTTTTCTCATTTTCCAATAGTCCCGTAAACTTGGGATAAAACCGTCTGTATCTGCTGAGAAGCATCGTTCAAGCATACCTGCCATAATTATCTTCAGCATATATTCAGGCCAGTCTGATAATTCATTTGTGTAGTCCTCGACAGGTTGAGGGGTGTATTCATAGATAAGAAATAGTTGTCCATCTACGTCAAGTTTGGCATCGCTTTCTGTTATAACCTCATCGCTTGTGCCTGTAATATATCCTGGTATCTCTTTTTCTGTGTTTGGATACTCAAAATAGTACATGTAATTGTAGTCGTCTGTTTCTGCATTTACCGGGTTCCCCTCAAGGGTGTCATATTCCCAGTCGTAGAGATAATTATAACGTATCAATTCTGACACATAAGAATGAGTAAAGTCATAGTCTTTTGTTTCTTTATCGTGCGTCACACCATATAACTTGCTCCCATCGGTTAACAGCAGGTAGTCCCCAGAAACAAGCAATATCCTGTCCACTACATCCCTGTACACGGTTTCCCACATATGCGTGTATGCATATCCGGTATACAGACTGATAGTTTTATCAAGTAACCCGCTTGGAGGATAAATTCTGCTGTCATCAAAGGTTATCTTTGGTATGGGATACAACACCATCTCGCGCCTGAAATCATCGGGGAAATAATAATACTGTGCCATACCCTTGGTAGTCTTATAATATCCATCCCCACGCATCAGAGTACGTTCATCTTTGTGAGTTATCATATGCTGGTCGAAGGCCGCGTATTTGATGGACTCAAAGGCCTCGTTGAGGATAACCCGTGGAGGTTCGGAGATTACTCCGTAGGCGGCCTCCCACCATTGCGTGATCCTGTAATTATCATCTATCGCAATCTGGCTGGTTGAGTTGTAGACCGGCTCCCAGGAGTACATTATGACAATACCGTCTTCATGTTCGTGGTGCAATTTGAACGGGCATATGGTTGATATACGGTTCCCCATTGTATGCTGATATTCCCACTCATGCATATATGTTATAGATGCCTGAGAAGGATATCTAAGCGTCCTTGCCCGTTGCAATAACCCTGTCTTTTGCGCTATTTCTGTCTGCGCTTCATGCCAGTACAGACCAAGCATATCAGAGTCCCATATAAGCCCATCGGGGTCGCGTAAGAACGTCCTTGCCTGTACAATTATATCCAGAAAGTTCATTTATCCTTCATCCTGTAGTATCGTTCAGTCTGTTGAGGTTTCAGTTTAACTAACGCAGCAGTTTCAAGATACCTGTTAAACCAGTCTGTAGCCCTGTTCGCATCACCACGGCTCGCATAATATTCTGATACAGCATAGTAAACACAGGCTCTCATGTAATTACCCCTAACCTTTACAAGGTCATTATCACCAGTATATGGTTTCGGGATAACTACGCTGTCAAATTCAATTACCCCTCCCCCTACCGAAGGAACAGGATATACCCCGATATAATTGTATCCGATATGAAAGTAATGAGTAGGATCGCCATTTGACAGCAGCCAGTTTTTATCCATCATACCGAGATATATAGCGTCAGTCTGTATAAGTGGTCGTCTTTGCTGTTTATTGTAGGCGTGGAGAACATATCCGAAATAGTCAGTCTTCCACTGTAGCTTATAGGTGAACTGATCAGCAACAAGAGATAGATAATAGACCTGTTTGTATGACCCTGTAACCATGCAGAGTTCAGCAATGGCATCGTTCAGCGAATCCCTTATCTGCTTAATACCAACTTCATTAAACACATCGGGGATGGTTGTGTTTTCACCTATCAGCTTGAGTACTTCTTTTTCAATACTGTTCATCTACCTACTTTTGTATACGGAGTGCCTCCGTGTAAACGGGTATCATTCGGATCGCCAGTAAGCAGTATCGAGAATTTATCAGGCTCTATCTCCTCAACACTAGTGACAATATTGCATGAGTTATCAGGAACAAAGTCAGCAAACTGTATATCAGGGAATTTCCAGTTGCCTGTCACTACTCCATTCCACGGTTCTATGTAGTGTTGACCATTTATCAATACCCTGCAGAATGGGTGAAACTTAATACATTCAACTGTATCAATGACTGCGCCTGAAGCATTATAGAATTTTTTCTTATCACGATAATAGAATACGGTTCTCCTGGTAATATCGCTCATTATTAGCCTCCTTGCCTCTGTCCATAAACCCGAGGTCTTTTTTAACCCATAATATTTCACTTAAAGGATATATGCCTAATGATATAAGATGCTTGGTTACAGCATCTTTATCCATCGAAATATGCTCAGGGTTTTTATTATCATAATTAAGATAATAATTAGTAATTATCCCACCATTTGTTTTTAGCCTCTTTGCTGCTTCTGCCAATACTTCTTCCCAATTTTCCAGATGTTCGATGCTATCCAGAAAAAAGATATAGTCATATAGCCCGCCCCATGACCATCCGCATAGGTCTTCTACTCCTCTCTTTTTAGCTCTCCATTTAGTAAACTCATAAGCTGTCGAACCATTAATATCGATAAAATCCATCCTATGCCCTCTGAGGACAAATTCAAATGTGACCGGGGCTGACCCACAACCGAAATCACACCCATATCCTGGGGCCTGCGTATTTATCATCGAATGCCACATCTCAAGCTGAGTAATCATCGGTTGACTATGATGAAATACCAGTTGACGGGCAAGCTGTTTATCCCCCCTCGATGCATAATACCCTATAAGGTCATTTCTCTTTTTGGCATTATTTATTTCGTGTTCATTATATCGTTCAGCTATTTCGATACATTCGCTAAATGTCTTCCCAAGATATTCCTCCACATCCATTCTATAAAGAGTTAGCGTTGAATTTGTCAGCCATGACTTAACCAACCCTTCATCACCACCAGCATGATGCCGTGCATTTTCCTGTGCGATACGGTGCCTGTTTTGTGGAGTTACAATCTCCCTTCTGTTCATAACGTGACCAACTTTTATAGACGTATCACATGCTACTTTAAAGCCTGCCTCAACTGCCTTCTTACATATTTGTATATCTGTCCCAAATTGAAACTCAGGTTCAAAATATGGCCCCTGCACACGGTCAAATAATGACATCCGTATCAGCATACATCCTCCGCCAGTAACAGCTACCTCCTGAAGCCCATTAATTACCTCGTCATCCCGTAACCAGTAATATCCCCCATCTGTACCATGTTTCATAATGACTGGTCTGCATTCTGCTCCTCGGTGATAATAAAGCGCACCTACTATACCTAACAAAGGGTCATTTTCCATATGTGAAATAAGTTTTGCAAGCAATCCATACCGCTCTATTGGCCCAGGGGAATCTTCCCAGTCAATAACCTGGTCATCGTCTAAAAAAAACATATAGTCACAGGACAGTTGTCTTGCTGATTCTACTATGGCGTTTCTTGCCCTGAATTGTTCACTCTTGGTCTTGACCGCCAAAAAGAAATCATGTTCAGGCAGTCTTCTTCCACAGTAATAAGCAAATCTCATATAGTCAGATAGTGTTTCTCCGGCTACATCTCGGTAACACGGTATGCCGATGCATATCCTCATATGTCACCACCGTCAAACAATAATAGCCAGTCACGGTCTATTACCCCTGATTCTGCCCACTCTGTAACCTGTTTCATATCATCATCATTCATTACCCTTACATTTCTGACCTTTGTACTGCCACAATGGATACACATGCCTCTTTTATGCAAATCAGTTAATAACAATAATGCCTGACACTGGTCACACCTGAGAACAGGTTCACGAAATTCCTTATCCTTGCTGTACTTTTGTTGTGCTGTTTCTATCATTTAACCCTCCCGACATATTATAGGGGCAGGAGTGTGTCGGGTCACCCCTGTTGTTCCCCCGTTACAACACCCGACAAATTATGTTACAGCGCCTTAATAAAGCAGGCGATGGCTTTCGTTGTATACGATGCCTGTGCTGCAAGCGCAAAAGCGCAATATTGAGCATTGTGCAACGTAAGTGTGGACGTTGCTGCCACAGAAGCAGGATACGATTCAAGCGCGAATACTGCACTTAATGAAGCCAGGGCAGTCCCGGCAGCAATTGCTGGCGCACCGCCAGTCCATGTCCGTACCCTTACGGCCGCATGATAACCATATACCTGCACAAGACCATATGCGCCTGATGCTATAGTTTCACACGCAATTCCAGCTATAGCCGAACCATAGTGCCCTGCTTGTCCAGTTCCATCGGCAGGTTTAGTTACCGATACACCGTTAGCATCAGCAGCATAGTCCCATATGACCGGCTGACCATTTGTCAAACTTGCAGTCGAATACGAATTGTAAACTACAATGAATATCTTTTCAGGATCATTTCTGTTTATCCGTTGAAATAACATAATTGCCTCCTTACGATACGATGTTCTGGGCAATATTAAGCCCGACACCATGTTTTCGCAGATTTGATACAGTTGAATTTCCCATAAACAACACCTTTGCAACTTTTGCTGTCTGGTTTTCCGGTTCGATGAATGGTGTGGTCACAAAATCCGTCTGCTCATCTATGACCAGTTTGTAGAATTTGGAGTTGATCATAAACGCAGTCCCCGCAGTAATTGCCGTTGTACCAGAGTGGAGATCAGGTACTAACTCATCCCACAACATTGTACCGCCTTTGAGCCTGACCGTATCAAACCCAAGTTCTGCCATGTCAGTATCTATATACTGTTTTGACGCATCTAGCGCCATCTCGTATGTTTCGTATGTTACCTGATCGCTCAGTATAATGTCGGGGCCAGAACCGTCTCCGCCTCGTGAGCAGAAGTTCCAAAGCCTGTAAAGATAAGTTTTTAACCCTGACCTGGTAGTTACACTGACATTAAAATCAGCTCCCGTTGCTCCGCCTGATCCGAAGTCGCCTACACGGTGTCTCCACCACGAATAGGTTGCAGCCGATATATTGCCGACATTCGATGTTGTCGGGTTCGTGGCTTTTGCCTTTCTCAGGAAATAACCAAGCGGGTACATATCCTTCATGCCATTGCCTTCGACAAATGTTCCGCTTGAAACAGTCCCACAAATCAACTGGGTGTTGACAGACTCTTTTATGCTCATTTCTGTCTGCATAATTTTCTTTTCGAGGAGTTTTAGGATAGCTGCCTCACCAGAGTTCTGCCGTTCTTCCAGCCTGCTAATTGCTATTGTGCCTCCAATCTCACACCACGGATAGAATGCAGTGGTCATACCGTCCTGCGGTGTGGTATCGAGTTGCTCGTACCCGTGATATGACTTAACCGTGGTATTCTTTTCGTACATTAACGGCTGTGCAATCCTTTCTCCGCCATTCTGATATTCTATTGCGCCCCTGCTTCTCAATAATGCAAGAAACCCGGATGACTTGAAGATGTTGTCAACCATCTTAGGACGAAACGCAAACAGCGTAGTCGAAAGGAGCGCATCATAATTTATCGTGTGTTGCGATGGTGCTGTTGCTCCTATTGTAGACATATTTGCCTCCTAAATCATGTTATGTATCTTTTTAGCTGCCATGACCGCATCGTGAAAACTCTCAATTTTGCCAATAGATGGTGCGGTCTTATTTACCTTGCTCTTGCCCTCAATTTGTGCAGCCTTTGTTTTAGCCTCAAACTGCTTGATAGCTGCCTGAGTAGCTCTGCTCGCGAATACCTCTTCAGGAACAGACATCCGATACAGTTTCTTGATGCCTTCAGCAGTCTTCAACAAGTCAGGCTTAATAAACTCCATGTTGGACTTAATCTCGTCCTCGTAGATTCGCCAGTTCTCGTCTATTTGCGATAACTGGTTTTCTATGCTCTGACTTTTCACCTGCTGAAGGTTTTCGTACAGTGGCCCAAGCATAGGCTTCAACTGCTCAATAATTCTGGCAGTTGCACGCTCCTCTGCTCGCTGCAACACCTCATCCCATGTCTGCGGTTCCCAGCCAGCAGTATCAACTATACTCTGTTGTTGCTGCTGCCCTCTGGGGATAAGGTCAAAACCCTGTTGCTGGGCTATCTGTCTTATCACAGCTTCAGGGTTACGCTCAAATGCGTTGTAGGCCTCAATCTTCTGCCTGTCCTTTGCAAGCTCTTGTGTCTTTTTCGTATACGCAGCCATCATCTGCTTTTCCCGATCCTTCAGTAGCGACTCGACATAAGGTCGATGCTCTTCAGGAACGTCATCGAGGGTCAAAAAGCGTACCGTGTCAGATGGAGTGACATCCGTAGATGTTTTGCTCTCACCTTCTATGTTCTGGCCTGCTGATCCTTCGCTTGTTGATGAAGGTGTCTCCGTGGCTGCATCGGCAGTCGAATCCACTGGTTTCTCAACAGCAGTCAAGGGGCTTTTTCCGTCTAATTCTGTCATTTTCTCCTCCTCGTAGTTTTTGGCGTATCTATAGGATCGTTTTCTTTCTTTCGCCCAAGGTTATATACCCAATCTGCAAATATCTGATAACAGTCTATACATAGGTCTACTTCCGAACTATCTTTCAAATTCCTGAATGTTGCATGCAACAAACTCTTATGACACTTATCACAAACTCTCATCGGTAATCTGATATCCCTCTTTTCATTTTTAATCCATGTTCTTTCAGCACCATAGCTTTGTGTTTTCTTGACTGAATATAAATTGGCTTATCACTTATATTCTCATCCCAGTACGGCTCGATATCTATGATAGGTTTGCTTTCAGGCGGGCTGAACTTTCTTTGTGCTTTCATACCACACCGAGGGCATTCTACAACCTCTTCGCTGATACGGGCATAGACATCCTGAATTATACCGCAATGTTCGCATAAGTAGTCGTACCTGGGCATCGTTACTCCTTCTTGCGATATAAGTCTGCCATAACAAACTCTTCGCATACAGAACATGAAAGTGGAAATGGTGTAAACGTATACTCAACCTGCGGTGGTTTTTTAAGACCTGGTGGATATGGCCTCTCTTTCCTTGTCAATATTGCTTTCTTGTAAAATACACAGTCAGTATGGTCACATGGTTTAAACTGCTCTTTTTTTGTCGTCAATCCTGCCATTATACTCCTCCTCTAAAATTATCTATCCCTCCACGACCTGTCATACCAGCACCAGGCATCATTGGGCTACCGGGGACAGACCCTTGTTGCCCGGGCATAGGTATCTGCCCACTGAGCATCATCTGTGCTATACTCCATAACTCTTCTACAAGGGCATCGTCCGAGATATGATACATCTCTGCTATTTTCTTAAGTAAACGTTTTGAGTACATTAACTGCGGTGCTGAAGCAAAGAGGTTTAATACTGCCGTGAACTGTGACCTCTCTACTTCTGGCAGTTGTGGTTGCATCATACCTACATTCACGCTGTACTGATATTCGCCCTCTATGTCCTCGTAATCTACCGGGCGTACCATCTGCCATGTTTCATTCCCGTCCGGGCCCGTTACCTTCACTGCCTGTTCCTGTGTCAAGTGTACTTGCACCTGCATATCCAATTTTTCTGCAATGCGTGTTGAGAAGTCAACAACCTGTGCAATGTCGTCACCTTCCTGTATCATTACGCGCTTTTCAATTATCCCTGCTTCGGTTGCCGAATCTATCCCCGTACCGCTACCCCTCTGGTTCGGGCCAACAGCAACATCATCAAAATCTTTTCTGAGGAGCAATATCTCCTGATAATTCTGTGCATCAAGCGGAGCATCAGCTATCGGGAAAACAGATGGCGCATTGGACATTAGCTGGATAATAGTACCGTCACCGCCTACTTCAAGTTTTGTTAATTCATCTTCTGATGACAACCCTTCTGACCATACCTGGTACTTTCTGTTAAACCGTTTTCTGTGCACTACCATTCTTGACCTTGAATCGCAATATTCCCGTTGCGGATCAAGCCATTGTGATACCGGTGGTATGGGATAAGGGGAAGAGTCGCGCAGGAAAAATCTCAGAAATGCATAAGGGTGTTTTTCTACCCCAGCAGGCAGGTCATCTGGTTTAATAAGAAAGTCATTGCATCCATCAGCAATGACCATCCATTGTTTATTCATAAGGTCATATATTTCATACTTTACGACAATATCGTTTTCTTTTGTCTTGCTTGCTAATGCCATCCCCTTTTTGCGTTGTTCCTGATGCTTATTAATTTCATCCGTTGCCTCGGTTGCCTGTACGGACTCACGGGCTTTCTTGTCATATCTTTTATCATTTCTGACTTCATCGTGCGGGGCAGTAATCCTCTGTGCTATCCATGCCCAGTCATCCTCAAGTGGGCCAGCATTCTCGTCAAATATAATATCATTCGGATGTATTCTTGTTACTTTGTATGCCTCATTTGCCGGAAGATACTCCGGTTCGGTAATAACAGTACCTATCTCATCCAATACTACATTCCCGTTAGCATCACGGAGAGGTTCGCCTGCAGCAGGGTTATCGATAAGGTCAGCCTCGTGATGTACTTTTATAGTTCCAAATTGAAACATGGCATCAAAGATAGCAAGTCTCATCTTCTCTTTTAAATTCAGTTCGCCCTTTAGATAATTCAGCATTGACTGCCTTACAAGGGCTATCTGTTCGTAGTATGCTATCATCATGGGATCGGGGATATATGACCGTTTAATTTTAACATAAAAGTATGGGTCTGTACGATACAGTGTTGGCAACACTGATCGCAAATTTGCATATATGAGGTTAATGGTGATCCATTCATTTACCTTCCATCCAGGTGGTATCTGTCGACCTTCAAGATATTCATAAGCAAGTGCAACCTTGAAGGTTCGATACCATTCTTCTTTAACCTCCCGCGCCCTGTTGATCTTTTCTAACCATTTTGTTGCCTGTGACTCGGGTGATGCTTTTTTAGCTGTTTGATACGATGTCTTACTTTGTTTTTTTGCCATTATCTGACCATCCCGTATGCAGAATTAATGCTCGTGCCGTGCTGTATTGCATACTCTTTCGCTCTTATAAGCCTTCTGCGCTCCCACTGGAAAGACCCTATATCACTGCGTTTTTTGACAGTCGGTCTAATAGGTCTACTCATTAATGCATACCGTGAACAGTCGTAGCAGTGGTCTTCAGCATTAACATGATCTATATCTTCAGGCTCCCTCGGATGCTGTTTAAGCAGAGCCATTGTACGCCACCAATGCTCGCAGTTATTGAAGATATGCATACCAGGGTTGCCGTGGTCGTCAAGGGATAACCGTGAATGTACCTGTTGTTTACCGAGTATACGGTTATTATCACCACGAAGCCACGTCACTCCTTCTGCCGACATCTCATCTGCTACTGAGGGGCCGACTATACCCGTCTTCATGTCACGCCTCTTTGACCATATTGATGGGTCTGCTGGACCAGGTAAGACTCGGCCCCCGATACGCTTGTCCTGTTCCTCGATCTCTTTTATCTTTCTTGCAATATCAGATGCGGTCATTTTCAGACCAACATAAGACTGCCTGGCTTCGTCTTTTCTCCCCCCATACCATTCACGGTATAAATACAGGTGACGGTCATAGTCAACTGCCCACCACTGCACACAGAATGGTGAGCTATAACCCCAGTCAAATGACCTGAATCGTGTCCATTCTGGAGGTATATCGAATGGTTCGCATCCCTGCGAAATTAGACGATAACCCTACACTTGCCAATAACGACCCGACCTACAGGGCGCTCCTTACTCAATTACCTCCGGTAGAACGGATGAGC